AAGTGTTTTTATATAATGGATTTATATGGGAGAAAAAATTTCAAAAAGAAGCTATTATTTGCCAGATAATCTGGTGGATGTATTCAGCCAATGGGCTAAACCTGGACGCGATTACAGCACACGAATTGCTGCAGGAATCATGGCCATCCTTGCGATCGAGGATCAGGATGTGGCAGACCGATTGGCTAAACTTGCCTTTTCCGGGCAAATCGGATATAATAGTCAAAAAAACAGGGTTACAGGGCCTGCGGTAAAGGAGGCTCACCAGATACTTGAAGCCCATTTTTTAGATCATCTGATTGCACGTCATATCGAGGATCTGGGAATTGAAAAGCAGGATTTTTTGCTTCTTTTAATGCAAGCAAAAGGGCGATCTTCGACTTCAGATCCATAGTGTCCAGCACAGTTTTGATGGCTTGATCTATGGCCGCTCCCTCTTTGTATACGCACTTGGTTTCTTTTGCCACAATGGAATCCAAAATTGATAAATTTCATTGATTGTCAATGAAATTTTTTATATAATGTAGAAAACCACTAAGGGAGGTGGGCAATGACAAAGATGCTTACTTTTTGGATGATTGCCTCCTTATCCGCATGGACCGATCCAGCTGGATGGGAGCAACTTTCGCCCGGGATGACCGACCGACAGGTTTTGGTAATCCTTGGACCTGCGGTGCATGCTGAATCGATCGGGACCCGTCAAGTCTGGTACTACCAGGAACTCCCTGTGCGGGATGCGGCTGGACGTTTGCAAAATCCGCCAAAAAACGGATATGTGGTATTTTCGGTCAAGAAGGAAGGGCGGCGAGAATCACTGACTTTGGTCCAAATCAAGCAGCCGGACTGGGGGCGAATCGCGATTGGGGTGGAAAAACCGGCACAAAACCTACATGCCATACAACAGCAGCCGTCCCTGCAACCTCAAGTTAGCCAAGCGATAGAACCGGAGCCAAGCATACACCTTGCGTCCATCCAGCGATCACCCATGCAAACTCAAGTCAGTCAAGCGACCCAGGAACCAAAGCCAGGGCGGGACCCTGTCTCCGTGTACTTCTTGTCAATCGGGGTACTTTTTATTATCATGGGTATCGCTTTTGCGATCATCCGGCCGTTTGGTTGGTTAAAATAAAATTTAAAAAAACTCTTGACATAGAGAGTTAAAGGCCGAAAATAGAATTGGAATGGCGGGTGTCCGCAAAATACCGCCTTCCGCAAAGAGACAGTGTTCAACCAGCTATCGCACGGAAGCGACCGGCTGGTTGTTTTGTTTTAAAGCCATCCGGACTCCTTAAAGTCGGTTTTGAATGGATTTTAAACCTTTTGGAAAGGATGCCTGATGAGACACATCACGTTCCGCTTACAGATTTCGTTCCTTTTCGCGGCCCTGCTTGGTGGCTTTTTGCTGCTGCCGGGATGCAGCGGCGGGGCCGGCGAGTTTGCCGCTGGGGCAGCGACCGGCGGGGTGCTGACCGGAACGGCGATGGCCCTCCAGCAGCAGGAAGAAGATCTTCTGGCTCGCCGTGCGGAGGCCCTGGCCCAGATGGAGCAGGCCGTGACAGAAACAGAGAAGCTGGCCGCCCAGGCCAAAGTGGAAGCCCTCGAAAAACAAATTGAGAAAAGCCAGGAGGCGATTATCGCTTTGCGCACTGCGCAGGCCGCTATCTCAGCAGCCAAAGTCGACTGGACGGACCCGGAGGCCGTGAGCAACTTCTCGACAGCGGCATCAGTGTTGATTGCCTCCTATCTATTGAGCCGAAAAAGCAAAAAATAGAGACGGACTTGATGCAGATGCAGACCTGTGATGTGTTGATTTGTTCCGGACGGGGGAAGCTTCCCTATCGCATCCAGGAGTATAATCGGCTGATGCGGGCCCGTGGTGAATCTGCTGATATGACCCACGTGGCCCTGGCGGCTGGAGGCGGACAACTCGTTTTCGAGAGCACGGCGAACAATCGCTGGGCTGGGAAAAAAGGCACACAAATCAACCCCATTGACAAGTGGCTCGACCATTATCCAGGCCGTGTATGGGTCAGGCCGCTCTATTTTGATCGGACGGCAGCGTTTGAAGAAGAGGCCGCTAATGCGATGTGGGAGAAGGTTGGGCGGCCCTACGAGCATGGGATCCCTGGGTTGCTTGAACTGGCTGCATGCGGGATTGAATGGCCATGGCTGCGTCGGCTGATTGATGCTGATGGGCGAATGGCCACTTGGGCTCTGCATTGCTCGGAGGCGGCGGCCAAGGTACTGATGGAATTAAGTTTAATGCGTAGTTTTGATTGTGCCGGCAATCGGATCTATGCCAACAAACTGCCGCCTTATGAGTGGTGGCTTGGTGGTCGCGTGGATGGCCTGCTGAATCCGACCCTCTGCCAAATCGGTGATCCGGTTAAACTGAAGTAAATAGACAGAAATCAACAAGAGAAAGGACACAGATGAACTGGCCGATGTTGGCGACGGTAATCAGCGCCGCCGCAGGGATTATCAGTGGGTTGATATTGATGATCTTAACCTCCATCAAATCGGACTTGCGGGCAATCTCGGCTCGTGTGGATCTACAGGATGCGAAGATCGAGAGATTGACGGAGCGGAGAAACCTATGTAATCAGGATTATGTCGGAAAGGTTGAGTATATCCGCTCGGTGAACTCGCTCGAAGAATCGATGAAGAAGGTAACGGAGGGAGTGGCAGTATTAAACGGCTCCATGCGGGTGATTGAACAGATGCCGCAAATTTGTGGTAATATCGCAAAAGAAATCGTCAAGGAGATGCGACATGGCTAAGCGTGACCTGATACGGCAAGCTCGCAATCTGATGCTGCGATCTCTGGACAGGGTGTATCCATCCGGGTTAACCATACGACTGCTTGAGCAGGTGATGTGCACCGTGGACCAGAATTACGGCATGGACTTGATGCGAAAAGACATTGCCTATCTGTTGGAAAAAAAATACATAGAGATTCTTCGCATCGACGGAAATGGAACCCTGGCCGATGTGCGCAAGGACTCAATGGCAGTTGTTAAGCTGACAGCGGCGGGGCTTGAGATTACCCAAGATTTGCGGGTCGATCCGTCCCTGGAGATCTGACAAGCAATGCGAAAGCGTCGCGTACACAGTTTAATTGATACCCTTCCGCCGTCGGTGCGGAAGACGCTGGCGGCGATGGTGGTAGATGGGACATGGCCGGAAGGTCTCAACGTCGGCTCGACAGGCAAGCCAACCTATGACGATCTGGCTGAGTACTGTCGGCGTCAGGGGTATGTTGTGTCCCGTTCGGCCATTGGGCGATGGGCCAAGGGGCTTTTGGCGTATGAAAGGATGCGAAGTGCTGCACGCATCGCCCGGCAGGTGATGGGCGATCTGACGGCGGAGACGGCTACTGAAACGCAAAAAGCGGCCGCAGAGATTATGACTGCCCAAATTATTGAGATGATCAGTGATGCGGACTTAACCCCCAAGGAGATTGCGATGACGTCCGCAGCGATACGCGACTGCACGCAGGTGGCCCTCAAGGCCGACCAGTATATCCGTGCCCAAGCCGTAAAGAAAGCCGAGGCGGCGGTCAAGGAAGTCAGCACTACCCTGCGAAAAAAGAAGATCGACCCTGAAACGCTCAGGGTCATCCGAGAACAGATCTACGGGATTATCAAATGACGATCGCATCAGCGATTACCCTGTATGGATTTCAACAGCGATGGCTGGCGGATAAAAGCCGATTTAAAATTGGCAATATGTGCCGACAGATCGGCAAGTCGTTTATCGTGGCGCTGGAGGTTGTTGACGATGCGATTGAAACGGGCGATGACTGGGTGCTGCTCAGTGCAGGCGAGCGGCAGAGCAAAGAATTGATGAGCAAGGTAAAAATGCATTGCCAGGCCTTTGCAGCAGCGGCGGCGGATATTGAAGAGAGCTGTTTTGACGGCGGAGGGGTCAAGTACACCATGTTGACGGTCACCTTGCCGAATGGGGCGCGTATCATCGGTCTGCCGGCCAATCCAGACACGGCACGCGGATTTACCGCCAACGTGGTGCTCGATGAGTTTGCTTTTCACACTGACTCAAACAAAATCTGGACAGCATTGTACCCAACGATCTCTCGCGGCTACAAAATCCGCATCGTCAGCACGCCGGCAGGCGTGGGAAATCGATTCCATACCCTGATGACAGGCGATAACGGCTGGAGCAAGCACACCGTGGATATTTATCAGGCAGCTGCCGACGGCGTGCCCCACAATATTGATGAGCTCCGAAAAGGCATCGATGACCCGGATGCCTGGGCGCAGGAGTATGAGTGCAGATTTATCGATGAGACCTCGGCCTGGCTGACGTATGAAATGATTGCAGCATGTCAGCAGGAGGGGCTGCCGAAGGAGCTGGAATACAGCGATTTGACCGATGCCATGGTCGAGCAGATAAGCCGTTCATTTTCTGGGGACGGCCAGGCCTTCGGTGGATTCGATGTGAGCCGACGGCGCGATCTGACGGTGTTGGACATTGAGGAGCAGATCGGCGATGTGTTCTGGCAGCGGGCGATGATCATCTTTCCACACGTTCGGCTGACGGTCCAACAGGAGATGCTCTGGCGATTGATGGACCAGTTGCATTTGGAGCGGGTGTGCCTGGATGCAACGGGGATGGGGTTATCCCTGGCGGAAGATACCGTCGCACGCTATGGTGCATATCTCGCGGAGCCGGTGGAATTTACGCTATCGGTCAAGCAGGACCTGGCCGCCCGTACACGGCGGCTGTTTGAGGACCGGCTCTGCCGGATCCCGATCTGCCAAAAATTGCGGGACGACCTGCATGCCGTTAAGAAAACAACGACCGCAGCAGGCCATGTACGCTTTGACGCCCAGCGTACAGACCTGGGGCATGCCGACCGTTTCTGGGCCAAGTCCCTGGCCTTTATGGCGTCGAATCTTGGTGCAACCGTAAAACCAGAATTGATCTGTTTGAGTGATGCGATATGAGCCAGACGCTGGCCAAAGAACTCTTTGCTCTCTACAACCAGCATGATCAGTATGCTCAGCAGGTTGATGTGCACCGTAAAGACGCTGGAGTGTCGCTGAGCGATTATGCCAGGATGTGGCGGATGGGGCTGGACCTGGAGAGCGGAGCATCCGGCAGGCCAAGCCAACCATACAGCCAGGTTTCCTGGGTCTGGAAATGCGTGACGCTTATTCAGGATGTGTGCCAGGATGTAACTCCTGTGCTCAGCACTCGTGAGGATCGGATTATTGAAGGCGGACCGGTGTGGGATTTCTTATTCGGCGATCCGGATCGGCCTTTTTCGGACTTCTTGAAAACGACGCTGGGCCACCTGCTGCTCAAGCGGGAGGTCTATTGGATTTGGCAGGAGCTGGATGGGCAAACCCCGAAAGGGATCGTCGTGGCCGGGGCTGATGAGATTGAGCCGATTCGGCTGCCTGATGGTGATCTGCTTGGGTATCGATGGACGCCAATCGGAAGCAGCAGGCAGTTTGTGCTGATGCCGGAGGACCTGCATGCGGTTATCGGCTTCAACCCGACGGATAAGCTACGTGGTGCTGGACCGCTTGATGCGGGCAAGATCGCTGTCAGCAGCGCCTATCAGGCGGCCCTCTTTAATGAGGCGACTATGGCCAACGGAGCTCGGATTGGTATTATCCTGGCCCTTCCGCCTGGAGTAAAATTGACGCCGGAGGAAAAGGAGTTGATGAAGGCCGAATTCCGCCGCCAGCAAGGCGGTGCACATAATGCAGGCAAAGCATTTCTGGCGACCGGCGGGGTGGAGGTCAAAACGATCAGCCAAACCTTTGCTGAGTTGGGGATGATTGATCTCCGCAAATTCGATGCGGCGGAGATCTGTTCCTTGTTCGGCGTTCCCAGCGAAATTGTTGGGCTCGCGACCGAGGCCCAATATGCACACGGGCCAGCCCAGCAGCGATTTTTGCTCTATACGATAAGTCCACTCTTGTCGTATATAGCCGAACATATCAATCTTGGGATTCTGCGGCGGTTCCGATTTCGGGCTGATGGAAAGCACAAGGCCGTCCAGGCGAAAGAGTCTAAGGTTTATATGAATTTTAAGCCGCTCGGACGCAATGGCTCTTATCGAAGCGGAAAACAAAAAGCCCTCCTGACAGGGCTGGATTACTTTCTCTGGTTCGATGTAGAGAGCCATCCGGTTATTGCCGAAATGACGCGAGCCCGTGCAGAGCAGGTGCTCAAATTCACGCAGCACGGCATCCCGCTGGAGCAGGTGGTTGCTGCCTTTGACTTGCCGTTTGATGTGAGCGACATGCCGTGGGCCAGGGAGTGGTGGACATCAATGGGGACTGTACCAGCTAGATGGATTTTGGATGGCGGGCCGGAATCTGTGACGGGGCCGACCTATAGTCCGGAAGCACAAGAGGAGCCCAAAGAGGGTGAATTGGGAATCAAGAAGGACAATCAGAACCAAAAGGATAAAGAGGAAAAACGCGGTCGGATTTGGAAGCAGTATGTCTCTTCCTGGCTGCCGATTGAGCGGCAATTTCAGGCGGCCCTCAGGACGTTCTTCCGGCGGCAGCGACGTGAACTGACTAACAAATTGCAGAAGGCACTGGCCGAGAACAAGGGCTTGAAAAGCGATACAAGTGAGATCCTTGCCCGCGTTGTTCTGGATCTCGTGCAGGAAAATGGAAAACTAAAGGTCATTAATCGAACTTTTTTTGAGCGGGCAGCTCGACTCGGGGCATCTCAGATTATCGCGCAGGGGACCGGTCAAGTCGGTGCGGCCTTACAGGATGCCGCTGAACAAACTCTACGCCGCCAGGCCGTGCGGCAGGCAATGCAGGTCTCTTCGCAAAAAATAACCAATGTCAATGCTACGACTCAGCGGGCTGTGCAGCGGCATTTGCGGGAAGGGCTTCAGCAAGGCGAGGGACTCAGAGAATTGACGGATCGGCTGGAGCGAGTACTGGACGGCTCCCGAGCCAGAGCGATGACGATTGCACGCACTCAGACTTCCAGTGCTGTCAGTGCTGGGCGGTACGCAGGACTGCAAACCAGTGGGGCTGATCGAAAGGCCTGGCTGACGGCTGGTGATGAACGCGTGCGGGATGCACATCGCCAGGCCGAACAGAGGTATGCCGATGGGATTCCATCTGAACAGCCGTTCCTGATTGGAGGCGAGCCGCTGATGTACCCAGGCGATCCGAATGGTTCGGCCGCACAGATTGTTAATTGTCGCTGTGCGCTGCTGGCGATGTGGGGCCGCAAGGGAGTAGATCTGGATTGGTGGGAAAGGGCCGCCTGGATAACGGAAAACGGCCTGAGTACAGACCGAATAAATGAGATTTAAGAATGCGTTAAATGAGGGTTATCATGGACATGAAGACGAAGGAACTCAAGCATATCAGCGCCTTTATTGCGGAGGGAAAAGAGGCCATCAGCGAGGAAGATTACAGCATCGAGTTTGTGGTTAGCAAGGAGGTGGTGGACCGCGATAACGAAATCGTGCTGGCCGAAGCGGTTCTGGACGCAATACAGCGAAAGAACGAATTTTCCGCCAATCCGATCTGTCTTCCGTGCCATCAGCATCGTCTTCCAGACGGCACGCCGCCCTGTGTTGGATCATGGGATGTAAGCACAGCCCGAATTAGGGACAGGGCCGTGCTGATGCGGCTGCGGTTTGCGGTGGATACAAGATTAGGAGAAGCATATTGGCGGGTGTACAGCAAGCGGCACATGCGAGCGGTCTCCATTGGATTTCGCGTTCTCGAGGGCCGCGATGAAGTCCATGATAGAGTGCACATCCATGTGGTGGAAAGGATAGAATTGTATGAAATATCATGCGTTGGCGTGCCCAGCAATCGCGAGGCCCTTAGCACACTCAAGGCCATCGGAAATTGGCAGGAAGATCGCGAACGTCGTGAACTTGAAAAAACATCTACTGACCTGAAGGAACTTGAGCGGGTCCTTGTTGGGAAGATTGATGCCTTGCGGGAGTATCTGGATGACAGGATTGAGGAGCTCCTGCAATTGAGCTTGAATCCTAATGACCTGTACCTCGATGAGCCGGCGGCGGAGGCGGCTTTTTCCGGCCGGGCCGCAGATCCCGCCGCACAGCAGCGAGGGCAGGAGGCCGGATTGGATCTTTTGAAACAATTGGAAAAAATTCTGACCAAGAAAGGGTAATGTATGGGACTGAACGAAGAACTGAATCTGACCGTCCTGCGAATCGATAAGGCCCTCGAAGATTTGCGTAAAGGGACGGCCACACGGGAAGAGGTGATCGGCCTGATCAATCAGCAGGTCGAAAAAGACAAAGCAGCCCTCACCTCACTTGAAGAGAAACTAAATCAAGTGCAGGGCGTGCGTAATGAGGTCGGGGAGGTCAAAGAAACGGCTGATCAGATGCGCCAGCAGATTCGGCGGCTGATGGCCGGCGGGATGAGCGCCATGAGGGATTCGAACGGCACGTATCGCGGACGGTTCCAAAGCATGGAAGAGGCCCGGATTGTTGGACTGTCGATTATGGCTGGTGCGATGCAATCGCACCAAACACGACCCGAAGTATCGGCAAAATATACACGAGTGCTTAAGGCCCTCGAAAAGGGCGGCGTGGATATGAAGTTCATTGAGCCGGATACGGGCCGGCCTATTGAAAAGGCCGCCACAACCGGCAGTCAGGCCAGCGGTTCACTGCTGGTTACGAGCGAAACGGCGCCAGGCATATTGATGCTGCTCGAGTCGTTCGGCTTGGCACGTCGGCTGGCGGCTCAAGTGCCGATGGGAGCTTCGCAGACACTGACGCCGAAGATGGATTTGCTGCCGACCTTTTACGTCCCAGGAGAAGGGACGGCACCAACGGCGACGGATCCGACGATTGGAGCGGTTTTGCTTGTGCCCAAGACGCTGATGGCCCTGGGGGCCTACTCGATGGAACTGGATGCTGATGCCGCACCAGCCATCGGCGAGCTGTATGGGACCTGGTTTGCTCGCGGGGCGGCCTACTATGAGGACCTTTGCTGGCTGCTGGGCGATGGGACAAGCACCTACTTCGGATTCACCGGAATCTGCGGTGCTCTGCGGAAGGTCGATGCAACGATTAGCAACATTAAGTCGCTGGTTGTCGGCAGCGGCAATGCCTACAGTGAACTTGTCCATGGGGATTTTGCTAAAGTCGTTGGAATGTTGCCGGATTATGCTGATAGTGGGGCGTCCTGGATTATGCACCGCTACTTTTATTACACAGTAGTGGTGCGGGCGGCCCTGGCAGTTGGGGCGGCGCCGGCTCAGGAAATTCTGCTCGGGACTGCCATGCGGCAAAAGCTTTTGTGCGGATATCCAGTCAATTTCAGCCAAGTAATGCCCAAGGTTGAGGCTAACAGCCAGATCTGCGCACTATTCGGCGATTACTCCCTCGGTAGTCAACTGGGCAGCCGGGGCGGACTGGAATTTGCCTCCAGTGATCAGGTCTATTTCGATCGCGGCCTGATCGGCGTGCGATGCCGCGATCGGATCGCTATTGCTGTGCCTGGAGTGGGCAGCACCACCCAGGCAGGACCGATTGTCGGATTGATCACGGCAGAGTCATAAGGTTAGAAACAATCAGCGAAAGGAAAGTATATGGATCTCAAGTCAATTCTGAAACATGTTGCGATAAGGCAAATGCTTCCGCCGCAGCTGAAAGATAACGGCGCCTTTGCCAATAATACGTACTTCGACAGCGCTGGTTGCGCCGGAGTATTGGTGCTCTTGACGATTGGGACAACGGACATTGCAATGGGCTCTACCAACGCTTCGACCCCGCCCTACCTGGAAGAGTGCGACACAACGAACGGAACATTCACTAAGATCACAGGGTCTGACCTGGCTGCCGTTGTGTCGGCCACAGACGACAACAAGACGATCGGATGGTTTGTGGACCGTACAAAAACCCGCAAGCGTTACTTGCGGATCAATGCTCCAACGGCCGGCGACGGAAGCACCGGCGTCAATGCAGCGGCGATCGCGATCGGATTTCCAGAAAACGAAATTCCGATTACAGCGGCGGCGATGGGCCTGAAGGAATTGGTGCAAGTATAACTTAGTTTGGCGAAATGCGTGGCCGTCCGCTGCGGCGGGCGGCCACGTTAAGGAAACAGAAAGGGGAATGCTTATGCAGATCATCGTAAAGGAGACCTATCGAGGGCAGCATGGATTGCTGATTGCTGGCCATCCATATGATTTAACGGAAGGTCAGATTGACGCTATCGAGGAAGAATTGGCTTTGCAGAATCGCGTTTTTCGCTACGAGCGACTGCGTGATAATCGTCAGGCCAAAACCAAAGAGATCGAGGATTATCCTAACAAAGAGCAAAAACGAGGGCGGACGAAGTAATGCTTTGCACAGTCAAAGACATCAAAGATCGCCTTGGGCTCACAGATGAGCAGACTGACCATGATGCTGTAATTGCTCAGATTATTGCAGGCTTTACATCGCTGGCAGATCGTCTGACAAGTCGAGTTTTGCTGGCCACAGAAAAGGATGTTTTGGAGTATTATACCGGAGGGACGGCCTTGCTCCAGGTGCGGCGGTATCCGATCCTTGCGATCACAAGTGTCAAAGAATCCGAGACGGGTGATTTTGACGAGGCAGCGGCCCTCATAGAGGGCGATGATTGGCGGCTTGTATCGAAAGGCCTTTCCGGTGTGATTCGTCGATTGTGGGGCCTTTGGAGCCCCGAAATCGATGGGATACAAATTATTTATCGCGGCGGATATGCTGCCGCTGGGGCCGAAGAGCAGGAAGGCGGGCTGCCGGCTGGTGAAATCGCCATGCCGGCGGACCTGCGGGAGGCAGCAATCAAACAATGTTCAATGGAGTTTCAGCGGCGGGATGACCTGGGGATCAGCGGAACGACCTTTGAAGGCGGCGGATTTAACAAGTTTGCGGATATGCAGCTGCTGCCGGTGGTGCGTGACGTGCTCGAATCCTATCGAAGGATCCAGATTTAGGTAACCTATGTATTTGATGATAGAACTGGGACCGGAATTGAAGAAGACGGCTGATGCAATGAGTCATGCTGGCCGACAGATTCTGCCGGTTATCCGCGATGGACTCGAACAAGGCGCCAAAGAGACCGCTGAGCGGATCGCGGTGCAGAAACTTACTGGCAACTATCTAAAGGTCCGGACGGGAAATCTTCGCCGATCGGTCAGCGGCTGGATGGAAGGCGACCTGGAGGCCGTTGTGGGAATCCAGGATGCCTCGGCTGTGCGGGAGTACGCGTGGCTGCTTGGCGACAACCCAGAAAATCAGCCAATGACAATTCGCCCGAAAAAAGGCCGATATCTGACTATTCCGATCGGCGAGGCGCTGACGCCGGCCGGCGTCGTGAAGGGCGAATACAGCGGCGGACTGCGGAGTATTGATGGCGGCTTCTTCTTTTCCAGTAAGCGGGGGAATCTGATGTTCGGGATCCGCAAAGGAAAGACAACGCGTTCGAGGGTGCGTCCGTTGTTTGTGCTGGTGCGGCAGGTGGAGGTTTCGGACACAGGAGCGATCGTCGATCAGGTTATCGAGGATTTGGATAGTGGGACGTTTCTTGAGCCGCTTAATCGATTGATAGAAGATGTGCTAACGTAGATAAAAAGGAAGAAATGAAGAATGGGGATTAATTTGCAGCCATGTTGCGTGGGGCATTGGAAGCTCAACGACGATGGGCCCTCGCGGGTTGCTCTTGACGCCATGGGCTGCTATCACGGGATACTGGCTCGTCCGGCGTCGGAGATGTCCATCGAGGGTAAGATTGGAAAGGCCCTGGCCTTTAATGGGGTCGATGACTGCGTCCGTCTTAGCGGCAGTTTGCAGGATGTATGGCGGCATTCCTTCACCATCTGCGGCTGGGTGCGGCGTGTGGATTGCGATGCCGAAGTCAATCAGCCGATTTGGGGTATCCTAGCCCCCTATTTTGCAAATTTCATTGAGATAAATGAAAGATCAGATGAGATCTGGCTGGTGTATGTTTGCGATCAAAAGGCCACTATCTGCAAGGCCACGGCTATCCCAGCGGCCTGGTGGGATAACCAGTGGTGTTTTATCATGGTGATGGCTGATTTTGACGCGCGAATCGCCGAACTCTATTTCAATGGAGACCAAATACAGACCGTCTCGGTGGCATCCGGGACAAACCCTATGCTGTGGGAGTCGCCTCATGACTTTGTTCTGGGTGCCGGCATTTATGCGACAGGAGAAGTATATGCCCAGCGACCTCTTGAGATGGATAACGTCATGATCTTTAACAGGGCCCTGACGGAAGCGGAGCGGGAGTTTTTGTGGAATGGGGGCGAGGGCCGAGAGGTCTTGGTGGAGGCGGCTGCCGGTGTCTTGACGCAGGTTCGGAACTGGGCTGTTGGAGTGCTGGCGGCGGTCGAAGATGGCGGACAGAGGGCTTTTAAGACGGTTGAGCCGTGGATAGGTCAAATCGGCGGCGCCGACGGAGGCATCAGCAGCTTTGCACGCTATGCCCCGTTCGCGTTTGTGCGGACGCTGGCGGATCGTGTGGAGCGGGAAGGAGATGGTGATGCGGATATCTTTATTCATCTGGATATTGTAGTTGGGGCTGCCGATGATCGTCCTGGGGTGTGCCTAAGCGGATCTGATGGCAAACTCGGGACTGACCGGCTGATTGAATTGGTGATTATGGAGATTGATCGCCAGCATCCAGGCAAGGGAGTCGTTTGTGATGATTTTTACCTAACGGATTGCCAGCCGGTGTGGATTCGGCCGCAGCAGTCGGCGGTGCAGCTGCATTTCGTTGCACGCTGGATACACGTGTAATACTTAGCAGGAGAAAAAAATGGCAACGGTCAATAAACGCATTTTTCTGCCGCAGGCGGTGGTGGCTAATGGCGTTTCATTCGGCGGAACTACAAGCGTCCGAATTGAGGCGGGTTGGGAGAATCAGATTCGGACAAGCCCTGATGGGCTGGCTTTGCCGGTGGTGGATCGGGATGTCCAGTATGTGAGGGGGTCCTTTACCACGGGTAACTGGGCCTTAATGGATGCGGCACTGACGGGCACGCTTGGATCCTTGGTTTTTTATGAGCGGAAAAGCGGAACAGCGGCGGCGACTGGCTACATCAAACATACCCTGACCTCGCCAGTAATCTACCGCGTCTCGCTGGCTGTCAGTCAGGGGCAGCTAGCGGCCCTGACAGCGGCATTTGAGTGCCGCTTTGCGAGTGATGATGCGACGATCCAAGATGTCTGGGTAATTACCGACAGCCAGGCCGCCCCTGTGCAGATCAATGCCGAGTACGGCGGCTGGCGGGTGACGGAATGCAGCCACGGACAGACGAGCATTATGCATGTTACCGGCTTGTCGTTCGATCTCGCAATGCCGCTGCTGCGGGCTTGCAATGATGGAGATATCGGCTATACAGCGGTCGATGCGGTCTTCGGGGGAGGGATGACAGCGGCCGGATCGCTGACCTTTGAGGATGCGAGCATTACTGACAACCAACTACTGGTTAATCGTCTGCTGACTGCCGCTGCTGCTGACTTGACTGTTCAGCTGCGGCAGAGTGGAGGAGATCCGGATAAACTGCTTACCATTGCAAACGTTATTTTTACCGGCGGAACACAGTCGGGTGGCGGCGTGCGCTACAGCGGATTCACGCTGCCCTTTGCGGTCACCAATGACTTAACTGCCCCGCTGACACTTACAGGCGATAACAAGATCATTGCGATTACGGATGCATAATGGCCAAAGACCACGATATTAACATCCATATCAAGGCCAAGGGAGCCGAGCAGACCCAGGAGGACCTGAAGGCGATCGGCACCGAGGCTGAACAGATGGGCCGACAGGCTAACGCCGCCGGACGAACTGGCGCGGACGGGACTGAGCAGCTCGGGCAGGAGGCTCAGAAAAGTGCTGGCTTTTTCGATTCTTTGACTGGCAAGATTGCTGCCTATGCGGCTGGATTATTCGGCGTGCATAAAATCATCGGGCTTGTCACAGAGGCAATCCGGTTGCAGACCCGAGCACTTCAAGAAAACGCAGAGATTATCCGCCGGCAGCAGGAATCGTTTCTGCGGCTGCAATTTCTTGGCGACTTCTTCCGGGAAAGGCCGGATGCGAGGTCGGAGGTGGCGGCACTGGCTGAATTTGGGCGGCGTCCATTTGAGGAGGTGGCGGGGGCTTGGTATAACCTGCGGAGCAAGTCATCTGCCATGCCGCAGGACTTGCAGGACAAGATCCTGCGGGAAGCTCTGGAGTTGGGGCGTACGGACCTGACAATGCCACTGGATACGCTTGTTGATATGTTTACGATCTACGCAAAAAAAACAGGACAGGTTGATGCCAATCGAATACAAAACGTGCTGATGCAAACGATCACCGAGGCCGGAGGCAGCGGACGTGATGTGGCAGCATACATGCCTCAGTTTCTGCCGATCGGGATGGCGGGCGGTTTAACGGGGGCGGAGGCGGCTGGCCTGTGGGCTTGGGCAACCACGCAAACGGCGGACGCTGCAACGGCTACGACTGGCCTCCGATCGGTCTTTATGGGCCTGATGGGAAAAGGGACACCTCAATCTGGAGAGGTGCTTTCCTCACTGGGTATCACATCCCAGATGTCTTTTGTCGATAAAATCAATCGATTGGCAGCCGCCAGAGCTGCTGGAACTCTGACTCTCGGGACTGCTGAGCAGTTGGCAGGAGCCAGCGGAGCGGCCCTGCTGCTGGATATGGCTGCTATGCCGCAGGCGATGGTTGCAGCCATGCAGTCAGTCGTGGGAGTGGATCGGGCGGACATCGATTTGACAGCTGCCAAAATAAGTGAAGTTTATGGAGGCGATGCAATCGCCAAAAGAGAAGAGGATGCCAGACGTTTGGAAATTGCCATTCAGAACGCACGGGCCCGGGACGAAAGGGCTCTGCGTTATCAGGTGGAACGAAGAGAATATGAATTGGAGATGCGAAGATTGGGATTGCCAGAGGCACTGATTCATTCTCTGTTGTGGGAGGCAGATTTGGGCCCTGCGCTCGGATTTGATGCATTTGGCGGCGGAGAGCCTGTAAGAATGAGGCCCGATGTACGAGAGCGGGCGATCCGTATGGGGATGTATGGCAACGGCCCGAATGGTGTTGTCAATCATTATCACCAAAACACGATCATCGAGGCCCCGGAGCCGCAGGCAAGATCGAGGGCAGAGGATCGATAAAAAATGCTTGACAGAGTGAAACTGTCTGATATAGTGCTGAGGCAAGACCGAGGGCAGAGGATCGATAAAAAATGCCGAATATAAATACAGTCTTTGGTGATGAGATAACGGTTAATGTGCAGCCCAGGCAGATGCAGGTCAGCTATAGCGGCTTTGCTGGTGCTCATGGAATGACGGGACTGATGCATGGCTCGCGGGGCTATGTGATTACCGTGCGGGGCCGGCTTCGGAGCCAAAGTGGATTGACCTATAATCTGGCTCGTGTCGATTTAATCGAGCGAATTGAGTATCTTGAGGCCTTTATGGCGTATCCTGATCAGACCTGGACCTATCGGAAGGAGTCCTATTGGTATACACGGGTGGAGCGAGTGGTGATGCTGCCGGGGTCAGACGGACGGATCATCCGATACGGGCTGGATGGGTCGGCATACGCGACTTTTGAGGCCGTTCTGCGGTCGTTGCTTTGAGCAGTTATGAGCGATAAGAATAACATGATGCGGGTAGGTCAGCGGCTGACGGTCGAGTATCGATCGCCGCATGCCGTCGGGGCCACTGGCTGGATGCCAATTTGGGAGGCTGAAGTGATCCAGGTCACTCTCAATGCCGGCGAGGAGCCCAATACGGCCCAGATCGCCTTCCCCCGCCTGCGATGGAACAGCAGAATTGGCTTGGGCAATCAGATTCGCATCCGCACAATCGTGCCGACAAAATCCAATGGCCAGCCGCTGTATCGAGACATGCAGCCGACTGTGCTTTTCCAGGGATTTGTACTCCAGCGTGCGGCGGCCTTTGATGGCGGGGACGAAAAGGATAATACCGCCTTTGAACGAAGCGAAATACTTTGCGCGGATTACCGCTGGTACATAAACAGGCAGGTCAGTGTTTTTGGACAGTTGGCCCGTGGCGTTGAGGACATGGACTTCCAGGCTACTGCGATGTATGGCCGGAGGGCCATATTCAACGAATCGGGCTCCAAGAACCGGGCAGCCATGGATTATAACAATCCGCCGCAACCGCCCTTCCCTATCTTTGGGAAAAATGAGTATTGGACTGCCAGACAGATGCTGGAGTATTTGCTGGCCTTTGATACCACCCGGGCCCATATTACCGATTTCGTCTTTTCCGAGCAGAACGGTCTGGAACAGACGCCGCATCATGTGATTGTGGACACGCTGCCGGTAGTGTCGGCCATGATGCGGGTTCTTGGGCCGCTTGGCTGGACGATGCGGGAGCAGTATACGATGGCCGGGCCTGTCTGGGTTTTTTATAAAGCGGGTCGGGCAACACAGACGGAGCGATGCAATGCCAGTCCTACCATCTTCCACAATCTCTATGCCCCTGCGCCGGGGGAAAAGATAACCTGGCCGGTGGAGGCTGGAAAAAAGATGGTTAAGGCCGCCCGATTCGTCGAGGATATGACGGCCCTGATCAACGCCCCTGTTGGCATCGGCTCGCGGATGCGGTTTGAGGCGACGTTTGATCTGGTACCCGGCTGGATCGATTCTGACCTGGTGCCTGATTCCGCTAATAATTATTCAAACGTCTTTGTCAGGGAAAGCGACATCCAGCAATCCACCAGTCCCGACGATTACAGCTTCTATAAAAAATATCATGTCTGCGGATCTGAGTTCATGCCCGATGTCGGCCGCAAGTGGGTGCTCAACGAGGCGGGCGACTATACAGATAGTCCCTATAATCGTGGTCCGATCTTTGAATTCTATCGCGTTCTCCCAACACAATATGTCATGCAAGACGGCCGGCCCAATTACGGGCCTTTTAAAAGGCGTTTTTTGGACTGTTTAACATACGATCAATCGAATATTAATTCCGTCGGAATCAAGGCCGAATTGTCGCTGGATTTTGGAGAAACGTGGCAGGATTTGGGGGCAATGGCCTCGCTGCGAAACCTGCCGAATGAATGCGGGATACGGATCGAAGACCCCAACCTCTCAGAAATATTGGATAAACAGGCCCGTGCGATCAGCGGAGGCTCTCTGGCAAGCAAGGAGCTGAATTACTGGACCTCGCTGGCAGACGACAATGTAAACAGCCGCACATGGCCGAACTGGAGAACACGAGTGCGCGTGACAGCTTCGGTGTTGATGGACCAGCGAATGTATTATGCGGCGGCTCCTGCCGCAGAAAACGGCTGCCCCTTTTATACAACTGCTGTATATGATTACAGCAGCGAGTACGCATGGTCGCTGCGGACGCCAGGCAGCGTATTTGAGGAGAGTGGATTGCCGGCCTGGAACACAGACGACCTCGCAAAGATGCAGGAACGGATTAATGCCCTGCGTGATGCCAATCAGGACAGGGCTGTCAGCGGACCCGTTGTCCTTGATCGGCTCTGGCTTGGAGATGGCAGCGGTCTGCCGGATATTTTGGTGGGAGATTGCATCGCTGGTTTTGAGGGGCGCGAGTATGTTTTGACGGGCAGCCAAGGTGGCGGTCGGGCCTATCCAGAGGTGGCGCAGATCATTTTTGATCACAAGACACAGCGGCAAATTCTTGTTCTCCGCGACTCGCGTTTTGCCCGCATCCGGTTTGGGATGTAATCATGACAGCAAAGGTAACTATAAAATTCTGCGTACCGCTCACGGCCATGGTTGGCGATACCGGCTATCTGCATTCCAACGGCGGCAGCGGCTCGATCAATTGGGACACACCGGTCAGTCCTAAACAGTATCCACTCTACCCCGATGGCGTTGGCAACTTTGGGGCAGGGCTGGCACCGGCTGGACTGGAGCGGGCTGGATTGGCCTGGCCTTCGGGAGTGCTTGGGGCGGGGCTTTGTCCTGCCGGGCTGGAGCCGGCTGGGCTTGGGGCAGTCGTTGTGGAGGCCGTTAATGCTGTTGACGATTGCGGGATATATCGCTATGGCTTTAAAAATTATGATGCATGCGGCAATCCGATGGAGGGAACACCTGAAGAAAAAGAGATCGAGGTGCACGTGACGCCGTCGGCGCCGCTGGGATTGAAATTGGTCGCGTATGACGTTGATGCGAAAGTCCTGACCCTGGCAGTCCACGATCCGGCCGCCGAGCCGCTCATGCCAGGCTTCCTTTCGCGGGTGCGTGACGGCAATCAGCAGGAAAGCAGCATGACCGGAATTGATTGGGATTTACCAAGTCGAATCGAAACAGAAACTGAATAGAAAAAGAGGGTAACGATGCAAAGCATAAGTGACAATCAGGAATTTGGTTATCCTGCCCTTGCGGCCTTAATCGATGAATTGAGATCTTTGGGGATTGAAACGATCCCGGAGGGAATGACGCCGCACAGCCAGGCGAGGTGGGAGATGATTTGGGGAGTGGTCAATGCCTGTCGGTGGGCGATGACCCTGGGAATTTACATTGCAGATGGATCAAAGACAACCTTTGCAGTGCGTGGCGGATGGTACACGCTGGATGGGACACCGACGGAGTATGTACCAGGCGAGCCGATTGATCCCGTGGATAACGATACGACCTATGTGTGGCTCGACGCCGATGGGCAAGTCGGGTCTGGGGTCGATGGGGATGGCTGGCCAGTCGACCCCCATATCAAACTCGCCGAAGTGGATGTTGACGAAGACGGTGTTATTACGGCGATCCGAGACTTGCGAGGGATCGCGTTTTTGAACTTTAATATAGAATGAGGTCTACCATGAAAAAAGTATTTCTTTCTTTCGCCGTTTTAATCGCACTGCTTCTGTTTGGCGGGGCGTATCTTGTGGAAGGTGAGTATCGTTATATTGGGACATGGCAGGCGGATTGGGTGCCGCTCGGTTCCGGACTGAATGCAGGAGTCTATGATACTGACGATATCCGCTCGCTTGGTGTGTCAGAGCGATCATCGTCGTTTGTGGAGTCACATTGTCAGGTCTATCGGATCCCGCCGTATTGGAATTACATCGAGATCCGCTGCGCCATCAAAAGCGAATCGAGCTCTGTCTCAGTCTTTGACCTATATCTTTCCACTCCCACCGGATCGGATTATATATTAGGAACATCCCTGATTTTTACCAAGGGGGGGCAGCTGCATACGGGCAAAAGCGGCTATTATTATGCGGATACAATTGAAGATTCCGAATATCTCCTGCTTGGCTCAACGTTGACTGCTGCGGATAATCATGTTGCCTTGTATAGGATGGATCGACACTGGGCCAAAAAAATAGCCATCGTCCCCACGGCCCTCGACAATGAGACGTTTCTTGAAATAATCGGATATTAATTATACAGGAGAAGACCATGGCTCGGACGGTTGGAATTATCGTGATGACGGCGACAGTCCTGACTTGCGGACTATTGGCCAATGACGAAAAAGCGACGATCGAAAAGATGAAAGAGGAGGTCTATGAGGAGGTAAAATCTGCTGCCAACATGCAAAGGGAACTGGTGTCGAAGGTCTATCAGGGAGACCTGGCTAGCATCTTAAAGCGGCGAGAAGAGGATATAAAGGCCTCTCTTCAAATCGTTGAGTCTGCTCGTGCAAAGGCTATCCATCTGGCTGAGCGAAACGGAGATCCGAACAACATCAAGATGGCTGTACAGCAGGTAATTCGCGAAAAAACTAATGCTGCAAAACAGGCAGAAGAAGGCCGTTTAATCGATTTTGTTTTGCAGGCTGAAAAACTCTTAAATGATCCGAATCATCTGCCCGATCCAAATGACCTCGAAGAGCAGCGGCGGCTCCTGGGGCTGCGACTGGATATCTATCGCGTCCTGCAATCGAATGGAGGCGGCCTGTGAAGGATTGGACTATAACAATCATACTATCTATATCTTCCTCTGTTCTTGCGATGCAGGGGGATTTTAACGGGGACGATGTCGTCAACCTAAGCGATCTGAGTCTGTTGACTGCCGATTGGCTGTCGGATAATCCGCAGACTCCGGCAGTAGATATGGATGAGGATGGCCGCGTTAATTATTTGGACTTTCGCCTTTTTGCGAGCGCCTGGCGATCTGGTCATGTCAATAGACCCCCCATCGCTTTTGATGTAGAGTACAATTGCGTCGCTGGGGGCCAAGTTGAGGTTTTGCTTAGCGGTACGGATGACATCGACAATCCATTGACTTTCCGACTTCTGGATTCTCCGCTCTATGGGCATTTGTCGAAGCGGGGCGAGGGGCGTTATGTATATTATGCCCGGAGGCAGATTGGAAAAGAAGAGGTTAGATACGTCTCGAACGACGGCACATTTGACAGCAATCCGGCTCGTCTCGTGATCAATGTGCTGCCCAAAACCATTGACACGCTCTATCTATCAGGTGGGGCTGTCCGTGTTTACGACGGACAATCCTTTGCTTTAGATTCCAGCTTTACGCTGAGTTTCTGGTTCCGGAGCCGCTATGACACAGGAGTAATCGCAAGCAAGCGTTCTGCTGATAAGGGGCTGCTTCTTCTGCTTTTTGACGGGCGTCCTATTTTGCGGCTCTACGAGGCAACTGGAGTTTATCATCAGATTCTTCTGAAGACACGAATTGACACGGGCGAATGGGTAATGCTGACAGTCTCTCACAATTCGGAGGGGGGTGTGGTTACAAATGGCGATCCCAACATTACAACCGTGTTCATCTCATCCCCATGGCCCATTGGCAGAGTACCAGAAGAAGCTGGATTGATTCTCCCCAATTTAGACATTGCCAACGCCGCCGATCTTTTGTTCTTCTCTGGCTATCGTAACTGGACGCATTGGGGACAGATTGATGCTGTGAACTATTGCGATTCGGCGCTGAATACGTTTAGCGTATCGCTTGTCTACCTCGAGGGGCGAACTCAGAATACTCATTCACTGTCGCCCACTTATGCGATTCGATTCCCCGTAAACGAGGGATCTGGATCACAGATTAGATCAACGGACGAAGAGTATGATGGGATGATCTATCCAGATTATCTCTGGGCCCCAGCCGATAGTCTGCTTTATGCTCCTATAGAATATCGCCTTCGCTCGCGTGGAATCAAAGGGTCTTTTATGAGGCAAAAATGAGACTATATGGACCGAACCTTGTTGCAAACGGCGGATTTGATGCCGACGCCGATTGGTCTAAGGGGCCGAGCTGGTCTATTGCAGACGGAGCGGCGAAGTATCAAGGAGAAGCGGGTGGCGAGGATTTCCTCTGGCAATCTCTGCCGATCGAGTACGGCCATGTTTACGAGGTGCGATTTAGTATCAGTGATTATCATGGGGATGGTGTTGGCATCTTCTTTTCGCTGGGAGGAGGCGGGAGGGCAAGAGGGCCCTATGTTGGCGATCAGGTCGTACGCGAGATCGTTGCGGCTGGACCTGTTCAGATGTTTGTCATTGAGGCGGACGAAGGGGCTCTATCCTTCAACGTTGACGATGTCTCGGTGCGGAAGGTGCTGGTGAGATATGATATTTATCGCGGTCAGGATGGGCGGATCAATTATGAGACGCCTGTTGCGATAATGTGGCCGGGGCAGGAGGTTGTGGAGATCGCTGATCAGGATTTGCCGGCCAATACGACATGGCATTATGTGAGGCGTGCGGTTCGGCTCTGCTGCTGCGGAAAGGAAAGCGATGACTCGCATGCCTGTATCGTGAGGATTGCATCCGATGGCCAATCTATCGGGCCATCGCCAAATCCGCCGACAGATATTCTGGCAGAGCCGATTGCCGGAGGATCTATTCGGCTTCGCTGGCGATATGAGCCAGGCGGGCAGGCTGTGGCGCCAGAGACGTTTTCAATATCGCTGGATACGTTAGATAATGAGGTTGGTGTGGTGCCTGCCGGATTTGCAATTGGCGGGGTCTATGAGTGGCTCAGTGAGCCATTCGAGCATGGCCGTCTGGTGCGTCTGTGTGTGCGATCGGCAGGCCGCGATGGAGCAAGGAGTTCAAATACATACTTCGTGTCAGCTGTTGCGGACGCACAAGGTCCCGAGGCAATCCATGGATTGCTCGTGGAGGTCGATGATGTTGAAGTCTGATCTAATCCTGGCTGTTGAGCGAGAACGTCCATCCGCTCCGGATCGAATTAGTTCCACGCCATCCGTTCGACGGAGCGGCGGGGATTCGATCGAGTATTTTGGCCTGACAAATGTGTCAGCAAGCCCGATGACTGGTATTCACATTCAGTGGAATGGCACAATGTGGATTGCTGGCCCACTTGGATCCGACGTTGAAATCTACCCACATCCCGCTTCCGATGCTGCAAACTATATGCAGGGAGGGGTCTGGGCTATTAAAAAGGGCAACCGGTGGTTTGCCATGGAATCCTCAAACTTTCAATTTTATATATGCTGACAATCGCCTATGTATGAACTCTTGGGTTGTTATCGGAAGAAGTCGATCGGGGGCAAAACTCTTTTGGTCCCGGAGTGGATGAATCCCTGTGCGCATGCCGGCGATCCTTCCGTGATTGAGGGTTGTGTGACAAAGGTCAATGGAAAAATGGTTCCAACTCTTCCGAATGGACTCGGCCACGATTGCTCTGCTCCAATCACTGGATGTAATGAGATTGAGGCGGGTCGGATAAGGCCTAAATTGGTATGGCCTGATTATTATTCCGCTTCGGACCTTATCGAGCGATGCTGCTATGATCAGCAGCCGTGTGCGATTCCTGGCCCGATGAATCTGCTGGTTACCCTTAGCGGGGTAGAGATCTGTGGTTCCTGTGATCCTGCCGTGCCCGTGGATACTGTGCCGGAATTCCAGTTCTATTTTAATCGACGATTGCAGCCATTTCAGTCCGGTTTTGAAATGAAGTCCCCTGATTGTAGTTGGGGAGAGTGGAAAGGAGATGCTGTCTATAACAGTGGAGATTGTGTATGCTGGCAAACGGTTTTTTACCGCTCTCTCGCCGATGATAACGTCGGCAAATATCCGCACTTAAATCCAGACTGGTGGGAAAGGTCAGCAATCCCTGGACAATGGCAATTTGCG